AAAAAATAGCCTAAATAGGCTGATTCGATGTGTTTGCGGGAAAAAAATCGGCCCAGATCCGAGAAATTTTAATCAGCGAGTCAGCTTGGGAAGAAATGACCTGCTTATTCGCACCTTCCATAGAATTTATATGTTTTACCCTACGGCAGTGCTGGCCATTCAATATCCGGTGCAGTTGATGTATCAACACGGTTCAGCAACACCCGATACTTTTTCCAGGCTTCCAGCAACAAGGTTTCTTCCTCCGTTGCGATCTCCAGATCCACAGCATCCTGAAGCGGCGCTATATGCTCACTGGCTATCTGCATCAGGCTGTTTTTTGTTTCTTCCGCCTCCCGGATCCGGAACAGTTTTTCTGCTTCCGTATCCTTCACCCAGGCTGTGCCGTTCCACTTCTGATATTCCCCTCCCGGCGATAACCAGGTAACATTTTCCGGTAACGGACCGAGTTCAGAAATAAATAACGCGTCGCCGGAAGCCACGTCATAAACCGTTTTACCCCGATGATCTTCAACGAGATGCCACGATGCCTCATCACTGTTGAAAACAGCCACGAAGCCTGCCGGAATATCTGGCGGTGCAATATCGGTACTGTTTGCTGGCAGACCTGTATGAGGCGGAATATATGCGTCACCTTCACCAATAAATTCATTAGTTCCGGCCAGCAGATTATAAATTTTTATGGTCCGTGGTTGTTCACTCATTCTGAATGCCATTACGCAAGCCTCACAATATAGTTAAATGCGATGTTTTTGACGGTGTTTTCCGCGTTACCAGCAGCGTTAACGGTGATGGTATGTCCATGTGAACCAATCGCAACGGAGTGCGTATGAGCACCAATACCGACAGTATGTGCGTGTGCACCTGCGCTTGCAGCAGTACCCGATACAGAGTGCGTATGAGCGCCTGCAGAAGAAGTGTTAACACTGTATTTAGAATAATCAGGTGATCCACTTCCCGGAGCACCACTGGAACCACCTGAAACAAATGTCATCGAATGGGTATGTGCACCGGCTGTCCCCATGCATTTACCGCCCGGACTGTCAGCCTGTAATTTCCCAGCGCCAGCTGCGTGAAGCGATATGTGGTTTCCGTCGTCCGGGCCGTGCTGACCAACCGCTCACTGCCGTCGTCCGCTGCCACGGTCAGGCGAAGCATAAAGCTCACCCCCTTCACCACCTTCGGCGTGTCCCAGCGCGCCAGCACCTGGTATTCCCCGCTGTCTGCGGTGACTTCTGCGGTCAGGTGCTGAACTGCTGGCGGCGTGACACCATTCACCGTGCCGCTCTGGTCACCGTCAAAGTGCGCCCCGTTATCCACGATGGCTTCTTTCTCCGGTACATGCTGCACGGCAGTGATGGCATACGTACCGTCATCGTTCTCACGGATACTCACACAGCGGAACAGGCGCTGACGCAGCGTCGGCAGCTTCAGCCCCCACACGCTGTACTCGGCAACGCCGTCAGGAACCCGGCTCACTTTCACCTTCACGCCGTCGGTGACGGACTGGACCTCCACGCTCACCGGATTACCCTGCCCGTCAACCAGGCTTATCAGCGTGGTGCCGGAGGATGGCAGCGTGATTTCACGGTCGAGCGTCAGTGTCCGCGTCTGGCTGTTCACCGCCAGCACGCGCCCGCCGATGCTGATCCCCGCATAGTCATCATCACAGATTTCAATGACATCACCTGGTACATGGCGAAGCCCTTCGGCACCCACGCTGAAGTCCACGGTCTGCGTTTCCAGCAGTTCCGTTTTAATCAGCCACAGCCCGGCTCGGTGCGCCTGCCCCCGCCTGGTACAGCCAAAGGCATCCATCTTCGTGACGTTACGACCGTAACGGGCAATGGCCTGCGTGTCCTCCACAAGCTCTGTCGCCGTCTCCCAGCCGTTATCCGGGTCAATCCAGTTCACCTCAACGGCATTATGGCGGTCCTTCAGGGCGCTGAAGCTGTAGCGGAACGGCGCGCCATCATCCGGCATCACCACATTACTGCGGTTATAGGTCCACACCTTATCTGATGGTCGGTCCTGCACGAACGTCAGCGTCTGCCCGTTCCATACCGGCATACAGCGCATCGCCGAGCAGAAATCACTGAGAACATCCCACGCCTTACGCTGTGTGGTCAGCCAGGCATTACAGGTGATGCGCGGCTCCGTGCCGCCAAAACCGTCCGGCACCGACTGGTCGCAACACTGGCCGATGACATACAGCGCCCATTTATCCACATCTGCCGCACCAAGACGTTTACCCATGCCGTAGCGCGGGTGGCTGGAGATCTGTCTCGCTGGCCTGCCGCAGTTCTTCAACTTCCCGGCGCAGCTTTTCGTTCTCAATTTCAGCATCCCTTTCGGCATACCATTTTATGACGGCGGCAGAATCATAAAGCACCTCATTACCCTTGCCACCGCCTCGCAGAACGGGCATTCCCTGTTCCTGCCAGTTCTGAATGGTACGGATACTCGCACCGAAAATGTCAGCCAGCTGCTTTTTGTTGACTTCCATTGTTCATTCCACGGACAAAAACAGAGAAAGGAAACGACAAAGGCCAAAAAGCCCGCTTTCAGCACCTGTCGTTTCCTTTCTTTTCAGGGGGTATTTTAAATAAAAACATTAAGTTACGACGAAGAAGAACGGAAACACCTTAAACCGGAAAATTTTCATAAATAGCGAAAACCCGCGAGGTCGCCGCCCCGTAACCTGTCGGATCACCGGAAAGGACCCGTAAAGTGATAATGATTATCATCTACATATCACAACGTGCGTGGAGGCCATCAAACCACGTCAAATAATCAATTATGACGCAGGTATCGTATTAATTGATCTGCATCAACTTAACGTAAAAACAACTTCAGACAATACAAATCAGCGACACTGAATACGGGGCAACCTCATGTCAACGAAGAACAGAACCCGCAGAACAACAACCCGCAACATCCGCTTTCCTAACCAAATGATTGAACAAATTAACATCGCTCTTGAGCAAAAAGGGTCCGGGAATTTCTCAGCCTGGGTCATTGAAGCCTGCCGCCGGAGACTGTGCTCAGAAAAAAGAGTTTCTTCTGAAGCAAACAAAGAAAAGAGTGACATTACTGAATTGCTCAGAAAACAGGTCAGACCAGATTGAAGCAATTTAGATAATCGTGCAGACTACGCCCCCTCATATCACATGGAAGGTTTATCTATGGATCAGGTAGTCATTTTTAAACAAATATTTGATAAAGTTCGAAACGATTTAAACTATCAATGGTTTTATTCTGAGCTAAAACGTCACAATGTCTCACATTACATTTACTATTTAGCCACAGAGAATGTTCATATTGTATTAAAAAATGATAATACAGTGTTATTAAAGGGCCTAAAAAACATTGTGTCTGTCAAATTTTCAAAGGATAGGCATCTTATAGAAACGACCTCTAATAAGCTGAAATCCAGAGAGATCACATTTCAGGAATACAGAAGAAACCTTGCTAAAGCAGGAGTTTTTCGGTGGGTTACAAATATCCACGAACAAAAAAGATATTACTATACCTTTGATAATTCATTACTATTTACTGAAAGCATCCAGAAAACTACACAGATCTTACCACGCTAAACCATAACGTCCGGCTTCTCTCACTCCTGAGCCGGACTGCATTGGTTTAATAAAAACCATCAACAATTGTGATTTAGATATTCGGAACCATTCAAATATAACAAAACCCCGTAAAAACGAGGTTTATGGATAAATTTTATTATTGAATACATCAGATTAAATTAATCTTGACATCATAGCTTTCAAGACCCGTCATTTTTTCCCGTGCGGTAAACTGAATACTGGTAACTTCTTTCCCGGTCTTTTTCTTAAGTTCAATAATTTTTTTTGTTATATATTCAGAAATATCTGCTTCTGCTTTTGTTTTTAAGTTTTCAATATTCATCATTTCCTCTTTTAGTCTGTTATGACTTTCCAGTTACACAGTAAGTCGATTATATGGTGCAAACGTGTAAAAGATAAGATGAAACATCGCAATAATCAACATACGATAGTCTAAATTTTACACAAACAGACAAAGAGAATTTTCCTGAATTATCAATGCAATAGCATCAAATCAACTCAAGAGCCTTATTGCTGCTTCCAGAATTTCTTCTGAAGTAACATGTCGATCCGCGGCTACATAAATGACTTTATGATCTCCGGTCAGAGATGGAAACCCTGCGGCCATTACAGTAAGGTGTGTTTTTTCGCCATTTGGATATTCACGCATGATGGTGTTAACTCCAGTCATCGCTGGCACTACCACTGCTGGTTCAGAGTTAAAAAAAACTATGATTTTTTTCATGATGTTACCGTAGTATGTGAGTATCCATCGAATAGACACCAAGCAAAAAAGCTCCCGAAGGAGCCTTCATTTTCACTTTTTTAAATCCAACGACAGACGGCTGGCATTTAAGTATTGTGAAATATTATCAAATGTAATCATCATTGATTTACAAAAGATACATTTTGCCCCGAAAGGATTCATGTCAGAAACATCAAAAGATGATGTTCTATACTGGGAACCATGACAACACGGGCATCTAAAGTGAATATGGTTTGTAATATTGTCTACCTCAAAGCGCCACTACATGAACAGCGGCAGGACCTTTAGGTCCGTTCTCAATACCAAATTCAACTTCCTGATTCTCAGTTAATGTTTTGAAATCGTTGCTCTGAATTGCTGAGAAATGGACAAACACATCTTTGCTGCCATCTTTCGGCGTGATGAAACCAAAACCTTTTTCAGGGTTAAACCATTTCACTAAACCAGTCATTTTGTTAGACATAATTATTACCTTTTGAAGAAATTAGCCCTTGGGCAGAATGGTCCGAAAAAAAATATCAGAGAGAAAAACCAACAAGGAAATCTCAAGAGGTACAAATAATAAAATTATAACAATGACTGCTTCAGATAAATTTGTAACAAACCAGAACACCATTAACGCATGATTAACCACCCATAGCAAGGATTACTTTTGTAAAGAAAAACACAGCAATGAAAGAATGGCTTTATTTATTAATAAAACGTGTCATTCTGATTAAGACCTTTTATCTTACCCTTAAGATTTCAGGAATTTTGGCTCATGGAAGAGTCCTTTTTATTTAAATTTTACATTCCGCGATGTAAATGTTCCGATTTAATATTACCCTACATTTGATGCTTTTTATCTCTTAAAGATTCATAGATCTGTTGACAAGTCACTCCTGCGATGTAGCGTTCGTCAGCAATTTCAGCATAAAGCTGAGCTTCTGCTGCAATATCTCCGAGCATGTTGGTGAGCATTCCTTCGGCGGTTTTGGTTGTTTTGCCTCTGACGGCAGCGGCAAGATCTGCGGTATGCTTCGCTGCGTCAAGGCGTATGGCATATTTTTTTGCTTCGGCACGCAACTGGTTAACACTATCAGACAGATAAGCAGCCCTGGCAGAAATTTCAGCAGATTTCTGTTGCGCATCTTTAACAGCCTCATCACGGGCTATAGTTCGCCCCTGTTCAATTATTCGAGCAGCAAATTGAGCATTTACCTCTTGTGATAATGCGGCAGCATCACGTTCCGCCCATTTTTTTTGCCATCCTCGGTCGCTCCAGACATTTCCGACGATAAATCCTGACAACACGAGAAAAATCACCATGAATATCTGATTCACTGTTCTATCCCCCAGCAGGTTAATGCGCTCTCCTGGTCACGACGAATAACCTGACCGTAACAGTTATTTGAACGAATGCGGCAATCGCGTCCGCCATCCTTAATCCACCAGCGAATCGCTTCGCATGCACCTTTACGATCACCAGCATTCAGCCGCTTATAAAACGTCGACGGGAAACACTTACCGGGGCCAATGTTATAGGGACAAAATGACGCGATACCCGCTTTTTGTGGTTCGGTCAGTGGTACTTTAATATTGCGCTCCACCCATGCCAGCGCCTTATCACGCTCAATGGCGTTGACCTGGTCGCATTTTTCCTTCGACAGTTTCATATTGGGAAAAACGGTTTTTCCATCCACCACTGTGGCACCCCGACAGATGGTCCATATGCCAGAACCATCGCGGTATGCCATTGTGTGGTTACCTTCTTTTTCGTCCAGAAACTGGTCAAGTATCTGAGGAGCAGATGCGCCAGCACCAATCAGCGCCAGAACGGCAGCCGACAGGCCGTATCTGATTTTTGTGTTCATAGATATTTATGATGAGGACGCTCGTGCTTATTGGCAGGATTTTCAATCTTAAAGGAGTACTGATGCTGCAGATAAGACTCAACTTTTTCTGACAATTTTTCTGCTACTTCCAGGAAGACTTGCCGGACGCTCCTTCTGGCTGCTGCCTCATAAAACTCCAGCGCAGCTCCTTCAACACGGTCCATGGCGACATCCAGGTCAAAAATTTCACCGTCAAAGCGTTCTTGGTAATGACTCCAACTTATTGATAGTGTTTTATGTTCAGATAATGCCCGATGACTTTGTCATGCAGCTCCACCGATTTTGAGAACGACAG